GAATGCAAGCAATGGACTGGCCCGCGGATCACATTGAACGACGCCCGATCGCGTCGCTAATCCCGTTCGCGCGCAACGCCAACGTCCATTCATCCGCCCAGATCGCACAGATCGCCGCGTCGTTGCGCGAATGGGGTTGGACCATGCCGATATTGATCGATGAGACCGCCACGATCATCGCCGGGCATTGCCGTGTTCTTGCCGCTCGACAGTTGGGATGGCCGGAGGTGCCGGTCGTGATCGCCCGCGGATGGACAGAGGCGCAGAAACGCGCCTATGTCGTCGCGGACAACCGGTTGGCGCAGAACTCGACATGGAACACCGATCTGTTGGCAGTCGAGATCGACGAACTTCGTGATCTGCATTTCGATCTCGACCTCTTAGGATTCGATCGAGCCGAACTGAATCATCTAATCGGCACGCCGGAATTTGGGCCGGCGACCGAAGACGAACAAACAAACCTTGATCAACCGCGGGTTGTCACGTGTCCGGGGTGCGGCCATGAGTTCCCATTGCCGGATTGAATGGGCATCCCACACCGCCGCTGACTATGCGTGCAAGCGGTGGCACTACAGTCGGCGACTGCCCGTGTTCGGCACCGTCAAGTTTGGTGTTTGGGAGGATGAGACGTTCACCGGTGTTGTGATCTTCAGCCGTGGAGCGACGCCATTAATCGGTTCGCCGTATGGTTTGCGTAGAACGCAGGTGTGCGAGTTGACGCGGATCGCACTTCGGCATGATCACCGGACCGCTGTCTCCCGGATCGTTGCCATCTGTTTGCGATTGCTACGCAAACATGCACCGGGCTTGCGACTCGTCGTGTCATTCGCCGACGAAGCGCAGGGCCATCACGGTGGGATCTATCAGGCGGGTGGATGGATTTATGCGGGCGCGTCCAGCACCCACGCATACGAGGTCAACGGGATCATCGAACACCCGAAGACCCTACACAGTAGATATGGAAAAGGTGGTCAATCCATCCCGTGGTTGCAACGACATGTCGATGAAAACGCCAGACGAATCGATGTTGGAAAGAAACATCGATACTTGATGCCGCTCGACGATGACATGCGTCGAATCGTCGCAAATCTCTCGAAACCATATCCGCGTCCGAAGCAAGCGATGGCCGATTCCATCGGTACAGCGGCGGTGTGACACCGACCCGGACGCTCCACATTGTATGTTCGACGACACCCGCACACCGCAGTCCGAGACGCCGCCCGCCCCAACATCCCGCCGCGGGGGCCGAACGCGCTTTCAACCAACCGCGAAAGAACGATCCCAGGTCAAGACGATGGCGGGTCTAGGGCTCACACACGAAGGTATCTGTGCCGTTCTCGGGATCACCCCACCGACGTTGCGCAAATATTTCCGGCAAGAATTGAACGTCGGGCAACACGAAGCGAACGCACAGGTGGCGGCCAGTCTGTTCCGACAGGCGACACACCCCGTTAAACCTAACGTGGTTGCGACCATCTTCTGGTTGAAGTGTCGTGCGGGATGGCGCGACCATGAGATGGCGATGGGCCCGCCCGGAAAGAAACAACAGCAACAGGACCAAGCGACGAATGTGGCCGAAGGGCCGCGCTTTGCACCGGGGTCCGCGCCACCATCATTGAAGATCGTAAGATGATCTCGAACGCCACGGAACGGCAATCATGCACGAATGGACCACCGCATGCCCCGATTGGGAACGCCGCATTCTGAACGGCGAATCATTGATCCCGATCGCGCCCATATTCCCGGACGAAGCCGCCGCGTCCCTCGCGGTGTTCCGCGAGCTACGGCTCGCCGACGTGGTCGGCAGTCCGCAGCTGGGCGAGATCTGCCGACCGTGGATCACCGATTTCGTCGCGGCCGTGTTCGGTTCATATGACGCGGGTAGCGGCCGTCGCCTCATTAATGAGTTCTTCCTGTGCGTCAGCAAGAAGAATTCCAAATCATCGATCGCCGCCGCGATCATGCTGACCGCGTTAGTACGCAATTGGCGACGTTCCGCCGAATATATAATCGTAGCGCCTACCGTCGAGATCGCGAACAACTCATTTTTGCCCGCACAGGAGATGGTTCGGTCAGATGAGGAACTGTCTCGTTTGTTTCATGTGCAATCCCATTACCGGGCCATCACCCATCGAACGACGGGTGCGACGTTGAAGGTGCTAGCGGCCGACTCGGATGCAGTAGGCGGAAAAAAGGCGACAGGCATATTGATCGACGAACTGTATTTGTTCGGCAGCAAACCCCATGCCGAAGCAATGTTCCGGGAAGCGACCGGCGGATTGGCGTCACGTCCCGAAGGGTTCGTGATCTATCTGTCGACACAGAGCGACGATCCGCCGGCCGGCGTCTTCCGTCAGAAGCTTCTCTATGCACGCGGAGTGCGCGACGGGCGAATCCAAGATCGTCGATTTCTTAGTGTTCTGTATGAGTATCCCGAACGGATGATCAAATCCGGCGCCCATCTCGACCCCGACAACTTTTACATCACGAACCCTAATCTTGGGTTGTCCGTTGATCGCGAATTTTTGGAACGCGAACTCGTAAAGGCGCAAGAGAACGGCGAGGAATCCGTCCGGGGATTCGCCGCCAAACATCTGAATGTCGAAGTCGGTTTGGCGTTGGCGTCGAACCTCTGGGCCGGTGCGTTGTTCTGGGAACAACAAGGGCGCGACCTTACGCTGGCAGATTTGCTCCGCCGGTGCGAGGTGGTCACAGTCGGCATCGATGGCGGTGGTCTTGATGATATGTTGGCCATAGCGGTGGTCGGCCGAGATGAAACGGGGCGTTGGTTGCATTGGGCCCACGCGTGGGTGCATCCGGTGGTGTTAGATCGCCGCCGGTCCGAGGCGGCACGGCTGCGCGAGTTCGCGAAGGACGGCGACCTAACCATCGTGGACTACGTTGGGCAAGACATCGAACAGGTGGCCGACATCGTCGAACAATGCGAATGCGCCGAAGTGTTGGACCGTATCGGTGTTGATTCTGTCGGCATCGGTTCTATCGTCGACGCCATCACAGCCAAGGGGATCGCGTTCGATCGTATCGTCGGCATTTCTCAAGGATGGCGGTTAACCGGCGCGATCAAGACGACCGAACGAAAGTTGGCCGAAACGAATCTCGAACATTGCGGATCGGCGTTGATGGCTTGGAATGTTGGCAACGCACGGGTGGAACCACGTGGGAACGCCGTGCTGATCTCCAAACAGCAATCCGGCACTGCAAAGATTGATAGTTTGATGGCGACGTTCGATGCGGTGGCCCTCATGTCCATGAATCCGACGCCGCGCAAAAAACGTTATCAGATGTTCCGAATCAACTGACGATGTTATGAACCGCTATGTACATATATTGTTGACGCGGGCGGATGTTGTCAGGTTGTAATTATTGATCAAACATCGCGGCCCAGCATGGACCGCGCTTATAGTTGCCTCGTTCTCAAGGATGCCGACGACGATCGTCGCATCATTCGAGGCGTCGCGACCAAACCCACACCGGACCGTCTCGGTGACATCGTCGAAAGCGACGGTGTCGAGTTCAAATTACCGCTTCCATTTCTATCACACCACGATCGAGAACGTCCGATCGGGCACGTCAGGAAAGCACGTGTCACCAAGGATGGGATCGAGATCGAAGCGCAACTCGCGAAGGTCGACGAACCAGGTCTTTTGAAAGACCGGCTCGACGAGGCATGGGCCGAGATCAAAGCCGGGTTGGTGCGTGGTCTGTCGATCGGATTCAAACCGTTGGAAGCGGCACGGATCGAAGGAACATTCGGAACGCGCTACCTGCGGTGGCTATGGTTGGAACTATCAGCAGTCGTCATCCCCGCACACGAAGACGCAAACATTCTCGCCGTGAAATCGTACGGTGAATCACAGGCCGCGATTGGCCGATCTGCCCGCGTGCAGCTGCTACCACCCCCCGGCGTTTCGGGACTCAGACAAGGAGTCAACGTCGTGAACATCCAAGAGCACATCAAGAACTTAACGAGCACGCGTGGTGCCAAAGCCGCCGCACTCGAATCGATCATGCGCAAAAGCGTCGAGTCCGGCGAAACGATGGACGCCGACGAACGCCGACAGTTCGATGAAACCGAGGCCGAGATCAAATCGCTGGACGAAGAACTGAAACGCGCCGACGTGATGTTGCGTGTCCAGGCTTCGCAGGCCAAGGAAGTGCGCCCCGTCGATGCCGGTTCGCCGGAAGATCTGACGAAGAAAGCCAGCGACGATCGCGACCCGCTAAAACGTGTGATTGCAGTCGAACGCAAACTAGACAAGGGCATCGCGTTCGCGCGGTTTGCCGGCATCGTGGCCAGCGCAAAGGGGAATATTTCCAACGCGATGGACATCGCGAAGGATCGATTCCCGACCGAGAAACCGCTACACGACATTCTCAAGATGATCGGGACGCGTGGCCACGAGTGGGTGTCTAAGGCGGCCGTGGCGGTTGGCACATCTGTGGACAGCGATTATGCCGCACCGTTGGTGAATTACACCGTGATGGTGAACGATTTCTTGGAATATCTCCGTCCACAAACAATCATCGGCCGTATTCCCAATCTTCGACAAGTGCCATTCAACATCAGGGTTCCGCGCCAGACTGGCGGCGGGTCCGCGGCTTGGGTCGGTGAAGGCGCCC